GGAGACAGGCAACCGTCAACATCAACCCACGGGCCTAGGTAAGCCCAATTTCTCACGGTTCTCCTCTTGAACCTTAGGTGTTTCTGCCGCGAAGTTGCGACCTTCAGCACCGTCGGCTCTTCCACCTCGGGCACCACTGCCCTCGGCTCCGCGTTTTTGAAGCGCGAATAGCTCTTTGAGTAGAGCCAGGAAACGTACCTTTCTTCCTCCTGTTCGGGCACCATCCGGTGCTCGAAAGTCACCACTTGCGCTGCGAACCCTAGGTGGGTCCGAGCGTAGTGGCCAGGGGACTTCTGGTACACTGTACGTGGTGTGGCCTCATCGAACGACTTGATGAGACCATCATTTGCGTCCCCGAAGGGTATGCAAGTCCTCTGCCCTTTCGGACTGAGGTGAGCCACGAGCCATATCCATACGGCTCGTATACGACCATCCCTGTAACCCATTGAGTCGGTTGCCCAACGCAACAGGTTATTCGCACAGAGAATGATCTGGACATCGTTGTCCAACGGCTCATCCACGTAGAAAGGAGAAACGTCAACCCCATCCAAGTAGTGCTTTCCGCACGACTCTCTGAAGATGTTACCAGTCCTCGACCAGAACGACTTTTGATCGTTTAGCCGAAAACCGCTGAAACCTAGGACCTCTTTAAGGAGATCCACAGCATCAGTAGGCACGATGAGATCATCACCGTACACAGTAACATCTGACGGGATTGCCAAGATCTCACACGTCGCCGTGCTCAGCCCCCAAAAGATCAGGGACTCGAGCTCGAACGTAAAGCCGTTCCCCATACTGGAGAATAGGCTGTAAGTGTGAGGTGTTTCATCAATCAAGGCACCATCCGTCCGCAGTGTTTCTAGCATGCGGTACCAGGTGGGGTCACAGACATAATGGGATTGATTACCCAGGAGCCTATAAACCAGGCCTAGCGTAACTGAATTGCTTGCGCTCTTCAGATCTAACGTCGCCAGGTCACCTTTGAGCGATGCAATCCTTGCACGCTCTTGATTGATAGACTGGTCATTGAGGTTAATACCCCAGCGCGCCATCTTCCTCCGCATCACATACCCCATGCCAAGTTGCATGTAGATATTGAGATCGGGTTGGATACCGATGGTACGCCCAGTCTTGGCGTTCTTGGGAACGACCTCGAACTGGTCAAGATCCCGGACGTCAACCGGAATTTCTCCGCTTGTCGGACAGATTCCTACCCTGTAAGCCCATGCGGGCGTTAATGATAGGAGGTTTTTGCCTAGCGAAAGAGCCTTGCCAGTACAGTGTGGGTTGCCAGAGAGCTTCCCTGCGATTGTGGCCTCCATGGCCTTCAATCTTGTGGTAGCCCCAGGTCCAAACCTGCACCCCCTACGCCACCACGACCAGTTAAACCGGCCAAGAACAGCTGCAATTTTACGACCAGCCAGGTCTAATACCTGGTGGACGCGCGGGTCTTCCGCGTTGCTGCTGTATAGCCGACTATTGGTCGCGGCATTAAGCCGCTCATCCTCCATGAAGGAGGAAATCGCGACTTGCGTAGTGTCGATACCCAGGTCAAACCCCGGGTACTTCCTGAGGACCTCCGAGAGGAGATACCGATCCCTAAAGGAGGGATCCGAAACGTCAGGTAATCCACCGGCTACTATCGCGGCTGG